TTATTCCTTTAGTTATGAATTTGTCTGCAAATCCCTTTAATGTATATACATATTCTCGATGATTTTTTAATTGTCTACGTTCCTGTAAAGTCCTTCTCAATCTTCCAGAAATTCTACTTAATTCAATCGCATTTAAATTTCCTAATTCAATTTCATGTAGTAGATCATCTCTTTCTAATTCTTTATTCTGAATTTCTATATCAATTTGTTTTAATTCTTTGTCTAAAATTTCAAAAAAGTTTTCTAACTCATTCAAAAATATTCCTGTTTTTTCTTCATCTCTTAAGTTCATATATCATTCCTTCCCATCAAATCTGCATATAAACTTTGTTTTTCCTCATCTGTTAAAGAATTATATTTTTGTGTTTTTTGCATATCTGATATAATTTTTACTTTTTCTGTAAAATTTTTATTTTTCAGCACCCCTTTATATTTATTTAATAAAAAATAATAACACTCTTTATCTAGTCTATATATGTCTACGGTTTCTACTCCGCTTTTGACTACTGTTTATACTACTGTTTTGACTTTCAAATTTGTAAGTAATATTATTTTTACTACTATTTATACTTTCAAAAGTGTCAGTACAAATTTTGTATTGATTAGGTTGTCCTTTTTTTCCTCTTTTAAATTCAAATAGTTTAGCTTCTAGTAATTTATTTCTTAATTCAATAAAGGTAGCTTCTCTTTTAATTTGCATCATTACCATTAATCGACGGTTATCTACTCCAATCCATTCGCTCCACCCAGATTTATTAAATAGTGATATTATCTTATACCACAATAATTGTGCTGAACTTTGCAAATAATTAGTTTCGAGCCACTTCTCAAAGGCATTAATCAAATCGATATATGTCATCTACTGTTCCTCCATTAGAATTTTTATTGTCTTTAGTAATGCCTTCTTTTCTGCCTCTAACCTACTTATTTCTTGCAAATACTCAAATTCTTTTAAGTTTGAATTTTCTTTTTCCATTAATTTTTCCCTTCCTTTCTTAGTTCTTCATAACATTTATCAATAGTTTCTTTCATTTCTCTTTGGTTGTATTCCATTGACTTTATTAAAGTTTTTACCATTGATTGCATTTGCCAATATAAATATGTAATACTCTCTTGTGGTTCTTTAAATACAAAATGTTCTTGTTCTATACAATGTAAAAACTCTATGTCATCACTTAATTGTGCTTCTGCTAATTCAAATTTCCATAATATATCTTTTTCACTCATAAAAATACCTCCTGACATACCTATAACAGGCTTGACAAGAGGATTTTAACCGTGATAAAATATGAATACGGCTAATAAGCTATTGTCTTATAGCTGTTATAAGCTACTTAATACTGGATAGTTTTCTCAGGACGATGCAGTGTTAAGTAGTGTTTTTATTTAATTATCTTTTTCAATTATTATCTGTTTTGTTTCTTCATTAAATATTACTTTAACATTTCTATTTTCTTGTGATATCCCCATATCTTTTATCCAAGATATAGGCAAGCTTATTCTTGGAGTTAGATACCCATTACCACTTTTTCCAAATAATACTTTCAACTTTCTTTCCTCCATATATAAGCCCTCCTTTCTTGACTTTCGTACGTTTTTGATATATACTACTTATCAAGAAAGGAGTTAGAGAGATTTTTAGTAATCTCTCTGACCTAGAGCATTATACATTAGTTGAGCTTGTTCAAAGTTGTGTTTTGCTCTAATTTTTCTTGTTTTGGCTAGTCGCTTTGCTTGGTAGGCTTTGACTAGCCTTTTTATTATACAAGAAATCATAAGCTGTCCATCTCCTTCCGACACGTATATATTATCATTACGACACGTAAAAGTCAATACTATTTTTAAAACTTTTCAAAATATTTTGTAAGTATTGATATTACTGCATTTTCTGATAAACTTTGGTATTTTTATTAAGTTGTCAATGTACTTTATATTAATGATTTCATAAATAACTTTTGCCAATTATATTTATGAAAGACGTCCTTGTATGAGTTTTCTCAAACTCCTTCTGTGTGTCTTTTCTTAATTGATTAATTATTTCTTCATTAGAATGACATTCTGAACATATTAGCTTAACAAATTTATGCTTAATACTTCTTTGTCTGTTGCTGCCTCCGAAAAATTTCATGTGAATCTAGTCTTTTACTATACTTGCCACAGTATTCACATATTCCCGACTTGGTCAAGCTTTTATCTCTCTGTCTTTCTAACTTTGCTAGCTTCTTGCTTTTCTTTTTCATAGTTCTAATTTCTTTGTATTTTCGTTCTAGACAATTTTCACATTTGTTTAATGTAATTTGCTGTTTAGTCAATCTACAAAAGAAATATGGCTTATATTTCTTAGTTCTTTTAGTGAAATAAATACAACTCATTTATTACACCTCCAGCGTTGGTATTCCTAATTCGCTGCATAATTGAATTGTTATGTCTAAAAGCTCTGTCATTTCCTTTGTATTCATTTTTGAACTTCCGATATATACTTTATATATGTTACATTCTTTATCGTTTACAACTTGTTTTCGTATGAATTTGACACCCCTAAATGTCTTTCTAAGTGCCTCTTCCATTTCTGTAGCTGTGATAATATAATCTGATAATGCATCAGCTCTTTCTAGCAACGTACAATACACTTCCATGTCGTCTTGATTTTGAACTTTTGCTATTTTATGTATTAATTCCCAAAGCATTTTATTTTGTTGTAAGCTTCTTGTTGTTTTCTTTTCTTTGACCTCATAGAATTTTGTATTGTCTTGCTCTAGTAACCAATTTACCACCTGTTTTTGCGTTCCTATCATGCTTGTTTTTCCTTATCTGGTAATTCACTAACTTTCTTTAAAACTGATGTATATTGCTCTTTTGTTAAATCTGATGTATTTTTTATTCCATAATTCTTTTCTAATAGTTCTGTAACATTTAAACCTTTTCTCATCATAAGTGAATATATAGACTTAGCTTCTGTTTCTGTTACTTTATTTGTATTTTTGTCTTCTTTTTTATCATTTCCAGTTTGTTTTCCTAAACTTGCTCCATCATCATCTTCTGTTGCTAATCCAAAAGCCATTAATAAACTATATCTTCTTGCGTATGTTAAAGCTGATCCTTGTTCCTGTGCTGGATTAGATTTTCCACTTAGTATAGCGTTTACAACCTTACAACCTCTTTTAGGTTTCTCTTCCCATTTTCCATCTATATATCTATATGTGACAATATAGTCTTCCCCCTTGTCGTTTGTTTCAACTTCTTGATAGTATTTCATATTATTTTGTTCTAAATATTCATGCACTTGTGCTAAATCTGTATATTTATAACCATATCCTTCTTTATTTTTACTTAAATTATTCTCTGCCATAATATATTTCCTCCATATCTTCATATTTCCATATATATCCCTTAGCTGTCTTTCTCTTATTATTGCAACATTCCCATATGTTTCCTGTATTTATTCCTAGTTCTCTACCAGCTTTTCTAACTCCATTCCACTTTTTTATAAAATTTCCTTGCAAATCCAATTGTATTATTGGTTTTCCATATTTTTTGCTTATTCTTTCTTTTCTTGTACCATAATTGACATTGTATTTATTGGTGCAATATTCTAAATTATTAATACAATTATTTTCCTTATTTTCGTCTTTATGATTTACTTGTGGATAATTCCTACAATTATCTAAAAATGCTTGTGCTACAAGTCTGTGTATTAAGAAATTACACCCCTTGTTATTCTTAGATAAACATACATGCAAATATCCTCTTTTCTTGTCTTTAACAGGCTTTAAAATTTTTTCCTTATTTCTTTTCATTGATTTAACTCTTCCAAAATTGCTAACTAAATATTCTTCATATCCATCAATTGCTTTCCATGTTTCATTACATAAATTGTCTAAATAATCCATTAGCTTTCCTTTCTCAAAGTTCCATTATCATATCTATCATCTAATTCTGTTTCTATTTGTTTAATTTGACTTTGTAATGTTTTTAGTTGCCTTTTAGTACATATGTAATGCCTTAACAATGTTTCGTTATTCATGTCTTTAAATTCCATTTAATCCTCTCTTTCCATATCTTCTTTTTCTGCCATTGCTTCATAATACTTGTCCCAATCTGTTGATCTTCTATAATAATTCTCATATTCATCTTCTGTAATACATTCTGTTATGTTATAGTCTGTTATCATAAGCTAGTCCTCCTCATCTTGCATCAAAGCTTCATACCTTTTCTGATATTCGTCTGGTTTTAATTCTTTAACTAAATCAATAATTCTTCCATACTTGCAATTATAGCCGTCCATTTGTAATTGCCTTTTATTGCTATTTAATTCTGTATTGTTTATTAATAAACTTAGTAATTCATTTAGCCTTCCTTTTAATTCATTATTCTCATTGTATAAGCTTAAATAATCGCTTAATTTTAAAGTTACTTTATTTTCTTCCATTTTTCTTTCCTTTCTTGACACTTCTACTGAAATTTGCTACAATAACAGTAGAAAGTGAATTTATATAATTTGTTTTTTGAAGCTAGTTTTTAGATTGGTAGTCACGAACTAGTTTCTTTATTTTTGCTAAAACTAACTCTGAACTAAATTGACCTTCAAAACTTAAATCAGCTACATTTTTTAATATTAATTTTAAGTTTTCAATTTCATCTCTTAGTCCTGTGTTGCTTGTTGACTGTAGACCATCTCTTTTCTTTAAATCCTCAATTAAGCTTTCTTGATTTTTAATTGTAGTTTCATATTCTGCTATAATTTTGTCTTTTCTTACTTTTAACATCTCTCTTCCTCCTTCTTAAATAAAAAATAATATAAATAAGCTTGCGTAAATTAGTCCAAATGCCATGCTTTCTATTATTTCTATAATGATTTTATTTTGTTGTTTTCTTAAGTGTTTAGATTTCTTTTTCATTTGTATCTCACCTCCTATAAAATTTCTTTTGCTAGTTCTTTAAGAACTTCCTTTTTGTCTTCTTCTTTCAGTCCTAATTCAAATAAAAATACTGCTCTTTTATCCGCTATTTGCTTAACTCCTGTGCCTTGTAATCGTGGAAAATCTTTACTATTAAAAATATTTCTCGCCGTATTTTCCCCTACACCTCTCCAAGCTGCATAATCATATGGTGTTATTGTGTCTGGCAATTCTTCATATCTTTTTGTTGATTTCTTTTCTTGCATTTTTTTCACCTCCTTAATTTATTTCGTGTTATCTCGCTCCACTTTTAGCAGACTTTTAAGATAAAAAAATTTTATCTATATTAGCATTTGGAAAGATATTCTTTATTCTTTCCATTAGTTCAAAACTAGGATTTCTTTGTCCATATTCTATCGCTTTGTAGTGTGAAACAGTTACATTCAGCCTGTTTGCCATTTGTTCTTGAGTTAGTTTATTTTTTATTCTAAATTCTTGTAGTTTTTCTCTTTTCATTTTATGCCTCCTTTCTTTTGTCTGCTGATAGTATACTCTACTTTCAGAAGACTGTCAAGCATTTTTTAAAAAAAACTTTTTTTATTTTCATTTTAATTGCTTTCAATTCTGGTCTACTGTAAGAATATATTTTTTCAAAAAACTATTGAAAAGTATACTCTGAGTATGCTATAATATGAACCATGAGGATGTGAAATTATGAATAGAATAAAAATATTGCGAGAAGAATTTAAAATGACACAACAAGATTTAGCAGACAAATTAGAAGGTTCTAAAAGTGTAATTGGATTATATGAAAATGAAACTCGTAAACCTAGTTTAGAGGTCTTAATTAGATTGTCCGAAATATTTAATTGTAGTATTGATTACATTTTAGGCAAATCTGACATACGCAATCCAGAGCAATCAGAAGAAGACCCATTAGGACTTGCTCAAATTGGTTTTAGCATGAAAGATTACAACCCTCCAACCGACAAACAACGTGAGCAGTTGGCAGAACTTATTAAGATTGTTTTGAAAGATAATAAAAAGAATATAGAGGATAAATAAATGGATTTAGAAAATTTATATGATTTAGCTGAAAAAGAGCATATTCAAATATATGATTGGTGTATTGAAAATGCTAATGGTGCTTTTATAAATATTGATAAATTAAATATTATTGCTTTAAATTATAATGAACTTGGTACTTATATAGATGAAAAACAAACTTTAGCTGAAGAATTACGGACATTATTACTATAATGCTACCTATCCATTATATTGTCAAGATTTACAAATTATATCTAAACAAGAACGCAAAGCAAAAAAGTGGTCTTATAATATATTAATTCCTTTCGAGAATTTGCGTAGAGCCATTTTAAATGGTAAGACAAGCATTTTGTTGTTATCAGAATATTTCGATGTTACAATTGAATTTATGAGCAACTGTATCGCTTTTTATTTAGAAAAATATGGACAATTGCTTACAAAAGAAGAAATGCTACAAGTTAGCATTTAATTTTTATATACTACACAAACGGAGGTTTCATATGGCAAAACGTGGTAATGGTGAAGGTTCTATATATTATAGCGAAAAATTAAATAAATGGGTTGGTCAATTTACTGCTGGAAGAAAAGCAAATGGTAAAATAAATCGTAAATCTGTCTATGGCAATTCAAGAAAAGAAGTAAAGGAAAAGATTACATTAGCTTTAGCAGATGTGCAGAAAAACACTTTTATTGATAATAAAGACATTACAGTTGCAGAATTTGGCAAAGAATTACTTGATACTAAACTACAAACAAATAAGATTAGCGAAAATAGCTATGTTATAAAAAATTACTCACTAGAAAAAATTAAAGATAGTAATATTGGTAATTGTCAAATTCAAAAAATCACATACACACAAATTCAAGCCTTTCTTAATACCTTGACTGACTTATCTAACTCTTATATTCAAAAAATAATGATTGAGTTAAATAATATCTTTCGTGAAGCAGTGAAAAGAGAGTATATTTATAAGAATCCTATGTGTAACATAGAAAAACCTAGATCAAGAAAAGTAACTCGTAAGGTAGAGGCTTTTTCGGTCGATGAACAAATAGAACTATTGAATAGATTTAAAAATAGTAAATATGGTGATTTATTTACTATTGCTATATTTACTGGTATGAGAATTGGAGAAATATTAGCTTTACAAAAAGAAGATATTGATTACAAGAACAATATTATTCATATTACCAAAACTTTGACAAAAGATTTAAAACAAAAAGTTAAAATAGGCATTGTCCCTAAAACTAGCAATTCATATAGAGATATCCCTATCACTTCTCTTTATTCTAACAATTTAAAAAGTGCAATTTCTAATATGATAGAAAACGACAATAACTTAATTTTTACATCACAACAAGGAAATATATTTAGACCAAGTACTGCTAATTGCTTCTTTAAACGAATTTGTAACAAAAAACCAATATTGACTTCACATGAAGTTAATGTTCACATGTTGCGCCATACCTATGCAACCAGATGTATTGAAAATGGTATGCCTGCTGAAGTATTGCAAAAACTTCTAGGTCATGAAAATATTCAAACTACGATTAATACATACACTACTATATTTGATAAATTTAGAAATAATGAATTAGAAAAAACTACAAAAAAAATCGCAGTTGCATTAAAATTGCATTAAATTCAAAAGAAAAAACAAAAGAAACATTGATTTTTCAATGTTTCTTTCCATTTTTAATCTTGTGCGTATGGTAATTTTTCTACTTTTTATCTTTTTATTTTGTGTTTTATAATTTCTTATAATATGCTATTTTATGCAGTTTATCCATATTTCTTATTTTTCTATTTCATTTCGCTTTTCTTCGTTTTTTATATTTTTTCCTTGGCGTTGCATTAAAAATTGCATTAAATTATATTGCAGTATGATCTAGTATTGCTAATAAGTATATTTTTTGTATAAGTCCTTTATTTTCGCTTATAATTTTCAGTTCTTTCTTATTAAATAATTTTTTATTCTGCATTATTCTTTTTTGTATGACTTCATTTTCTTTTGTATTCATCTCTATATTTCCCTCTTTCGTATAATTTTTGCTCATAATTTATCGAAAGAGATATAATAAATACATCGTATAATATTATATCTTTTTCGTATAAAGTAGAGGTAGCTATTCGCACAAAGCTATCTCTTTTTATTCGCACAGATATAATATTTCACTTAAAACATAAATTGACTTTTTTATTGTATCAATATATTTTTAATAATACAATACTTTTTCCCTTAAAACATTTAGTAGTAAATACTATTTATGATATTCATATAGTTCATTAATTGATACTTTGAGAGCCTCTGCTAGCTTACACATTACTAGCAATGTTGGTTGTCTTTCTCCATTTTCAATATATCCTATATGACTTGCGCTTATACCGCTTAATCTTGCTAATTCTTCTTGACTTAAATTCTTTCTCTCTCGTACTTCTCTAATAAAAAATGTTATCATTTCGACACTCCTTCGTGTCTTTAGTATTTACATTTTTTATTAAAACATACTTTTCAACCACTATGGTGGTTATTTTATTACGCTAAAATATTATATCTGTATATAACTATATAGTAAACATTTATAATTGTCAATTCTTTTTAGAAATTACTTTTTTCTTTTTCTTATCGATTTACAAAAATCTATAAAACTCATATTGCTAATTGCTCTTAAAGTTCTTGTTGATAAAAAATTATATTGCATTGCTATTTTGTTCCATTCGCCCTTAGACGGTATTTTGTCTAGATCTTTAATGGCTTGTACAGTTCTTTCATAATCGTTCATGAAATCACTTCCTTTTTGCTTTTATTATAACATATTGTTCTACATTTTTTTGTTGAAATTTGTCAATTTTAAAAATACTTTAATATTGCATTTTCAGATTACATAGATTATAATGTCTTCAATATAATCTATATTAGAATTTTAATCATTCTGTTAGATAATATTTTTCATCAACATTTTCATATTAATCTAATCATACTGGAATTTAAAAATAGATAAAAGTAATATATTTATCAACTAATAATTTCTTTATTTAATCTAAATATATTAGAAGAAACGGCTCAGAACTTAATCTAAGCCGTTTTTATTTACTTTTTACATATTTTATGATATAATATTTTAAATTTTAAAAAAGAAGGTTATTAATATGCATAAACAATGTGAAAAGTGTCCAGCTAACAGAGTTATGTGTCAGTATTGCATTTATAATAAAAAAAATGTTGTCATTGAAGAAAAAGATTATGAACATACTATCTATTATAACAATATTCCACACGACAACAAAAGCAAAAAAGTTTGTCCAATTTGTCACAAGATCTATACTGACTATCCTGCAACGTCGCGAAAAGATAATAAGACCAAAATCTGTTATAAGTGTAGTCTTGTAGAAATGAAAGACGATATTGCTCGTTTTTTATTTAACAAAGGCTATAGTCAAGAAGAAATAGAAGATACACTTGAAGAAACAGATTACTTAAACGGCTTAGATTAAGTTCTAAGCCGTTTTTTATATTTAGATTAATCTACCTTACTCTAATTTTCTCCTTGTAAAAAATGTAATTTTGGAGATTTGGGCTTACAAATATAAAGCTACACGGAAACCATAAACATCATAGCCCAAATAGGTATCCCAACGACAAGAAGCTGATCGCCAACTGCCCCATTTGTAATTCCCCCCACGGCAAGCTAATTCAACGTCACTTCTACTCTCCATAGTCCACTCCCATACGTTTCCAGCCATATCGTAAATATGCTTTTGTTGATATGTTGTATTGCTTCCAGTAGTTGCTATATTCCCTGAATAGTTTCCTTTTCCAGTACTATCTTTGACATAGCCTGTTGCAGTTCCACTCTCATAGTTTGGATCTATAAAATTCAATGCTGCGTCCCATTGTACTCCATAACATAAGGTACTAGTTACTTTATGAACACCATCATTTTTATACATACTTCTTGATATTTTTATTAATCCATAGTCCTCACTATTCGGTGTATAATCCATAATATAATTCCAAACTCCTACTCCTTTTTGGCTGACTGGTTTAACTGTTCCGTCTTGCGTTTGTTTATTGGTATCATTAGTTTCTGTGGAAGCTGTTGTTCCTGCTACTCCTGCCTCGAACCTCGCAATGAAGAACCCTTTGTTATCTTTCACACTTTTATACATTGCTATACTTTCTGCTGTTCCTGCTGTACTATTAGCTGGATTTGGCTTTCCTGGTGAGCCAGCAGTTGTAGTATCTCCTGCTTCACTAAAAACTCCTTGCAAATCCCCATTATAATCATATCCATTAATCAAGTGGAATTTACTATAATTTGGTACTGGTATCCATACAAATTGATTTCCATGCTTACTGTTATCTAAATCATCTCCTGCTACATCTGATATAACAAGTCCATCTCTTACTGTATTTTTATCTGTTGGGTCATCTTTGCTATCCTCTACAACACAAAATCCTCCTGGTATTGGTGCTTTGTCTCCATTTTCATCTGTATATTCTTCTTTATCTGTCTTTACTATTTCACCCTTTTTTATTGGTTCTTTAATTGGTGGTGGATTAGTCGTTCCTGCTCCATTGGTATAGTTATTAATAGTATTTCCTAGATTATTTAAATACTCTTGCTCATTTTGCATTGCTTCTTCTGTTTTGTTTTTGGCTTCTTGTGCTTTCTTAAATATGCTGTTATCTCCCATGACATAAGTAATGGTAATTCCTGTCAAAATTAAAAGTACCACGATGGTTACAACCAAAGCAACAAGCGTTATTCCGTCTATTCTCTACTTTTGTATTCTTCATTATCTTTCCTCCTTTTTTCTTTAGTATTTACCTCTTTTGTTTATTTTATACTAACGTCTTAGTTATAACACAACGTTATAAAACATGTCAATATATGTCATGTTGTTTTCTGTTTTGAGATATGTAAGTTACTATCTACAATTAAATCTTTTGAATATTCTTGATGTTAATAGCACAAGTAACAGTCTTATATTTACCAATCACAGCTCTATCTCCTTTTACTTCAATTACATCATATTCTTTATAATAACAGACGAATGGTTGATTATTATATTGTACTGCTTTTAATACTTTTACTTTGTCGCCTGTTTTGATATTCTTCACAGTTGCTGGCTTACTTGTAGTTTGTGTGTTATTAGTGCTTGTACTATTTTTCTTTAAACCAAATCCACTAACGATACCATCTGCAATTGCTTGTGCTATTTTATCTTTATCCTTTTGATAAATATTCATGTCGTTTTTATTATCAATAAAACAAGTTTCTAGCAATGCTCCAGAAATACCTGCATTTTTTACAGTATTAATTACCAAGAAATTAGTTCTCTTAACTCCGTCGAAGATGCTGTCATTATCTCTTAATGTAAAGAATTTGCTCATATTTTTCATAATTGCTTGTTCCACAGTAATTCCATTTTCTCTAGTTGTAACAAAGCATTCTGATCCACGCCCCTTGCCATTTGCTGACGCATTAAAATGTATTTCTAATACATAGTTATATTTGTCAATACTAAACTTGCCATTTTGCACATCGTAAAATGCATTTCTATTCTTATTATAAATATCTACTGTTGCATATTGTTTTAGCTTCTTTGCTAAATTCTCTACTAGTTCTCTTGTTAAATCCGCTTCTTTATATCCGTTGCCACAAGCTCCGTGGATCACCTGCTCCGTGACCTGCAATTAATAGTATTTTCATAATTTTTCCTCGCTTTCTTTTTTATACTTTTCTTTGAAAATATCAGCGATTTCTGATACACAACAATAAATTGTTAAACATAAGATAAGTATTATCCATACATTCATATCTACTTGTCCTCACTTTCGTTTTTTTCTTTTTTTGTGAAATAATATGTAAATACTGCTGTTGATAAGTTAGTTACTAATATTAGCAAATTTTCTGCTAAATTAAAGCCAAATAAACTTGCTATTACAATAGCAAACAGTAATATAATCATTGCTACTGTTATAAAACTTTTTAAATCATTCCATGCTTGTTTCATAGTCTTTTCCTTTCTTTTTATTTAATTATTAGTGCTATTAAAGCACCACCACCAGTTCCAATAACTAGTGAGATTACTGATGTTATAATATACATTTTTATGCTATCCCAATTTTTAGCAGGCTTTTCTTCTACTTCTTTTAATCTATTATCCATGCTGTTGACATCTTCACGCATAGCTTTTGTTTCTGAAGCTAATAATTTTACTGATGAAGCTAGTTCGTGTATATTTTCCACTTTTTCTTCTAAACTGTTTATTCTGTGCGTATTAGATTTCTCTCGTTCTTCTAAATGTGCTACCTTTTCTCTTAGATCTTCCATTCTTAGACCTCCTCTACTTCTTCATATAAATCAGGACTTGCAGTCACAGCTAAATAGATTTCTTTAAAGGTTTGACGTGGTATTTCTTTTCCTTCCTCGTCATATTGTATTTGTTTTTCTCTTAAAACCTTTCCCTCACTTGCAACTAATTTTCTTAGTTCTACTTGCTTGCTTTGTACTTCCATTCTATTTTCCTCCTTCTTAAGATACTGTCCAGCCTTTGCTGGTTGCTATTGCAATTTCTTCTTCTGTTAATTTTGCTATGTTAGTTGCTCCTAGTTGCAATGACTGTGCTTTACATCCTTTAGTTGCTATATCATATAAATTATTTATTACATTCATTAAACTTGCATGTGTTAAGTTTTGACTGTAATGTAAATCTAATTTATAATAGTAGGCATTTGAGGATGTTGTTGTGCTATACGCCATTCCTAAATTTTCCAATCTTCCTAAATTCTCTAAGGCATTACAATTAGAAAATGCACCTCCTATATTCCCAACTTTTTTTGCATTAAAACCTTGTATTGTTATTACATTCGTGCAATTGCTAAATATACTAGCCATAGATGTTACATTACTTGTATCAAAGTTTTCGTTTATACTACTAAAACTTATATTTTTACACTTACATTGATTAAACATATAATTCATAAAATTTGGTTTTACATTAAAATTTATTTTTGGAAATGGAATATCTGGATAATAAGCAAAAAGTCCAGTTGTATCACTTTCCAAAAATCTTGCAGTAATTGGAATTTTCTTTAACAACTTTGTCCAAGCTGGATTAGTAGTTCCACCCAATGTATCACTTATAGTACTGTTAAAATATTCGCTAACATCTCCACTACCCACTTGAATACTGCTTATCTTATCTGCATAACTTCTAAAAGTATCGTTGTCTGTAACTTCTACACCTTTAGCTTTTATTGCATTTTTTATTGCCTCTTTCGTTTCTAAGGTATAATTTAATTTGTCTGCTATTGACAATTAAACCACCTCCCCATTTATGCTATCTAATATGATAGAAATGTTTCCTACTACATTTTCTAGTATTGTAACTTTCCCTTTCACTTCTGAATTTTGCTTATTTATGTTTTCTGTCATTTTTCTCAATGTGTTCTCATCTGCATATTTCATCTAAATACCTCCTAAACAGTAGTATTAAACATTTCATCTATTTCTGCATTTGTAATTGGTACTAAGTCCGTTTTCTTTAAATAATCTGTCAAATCTACTTCTGTTGTCCCAATTTTTTCAAATCTATCTGAAATCCAAATATACTCGTCATAAGCATTTGGATTTACTCCATTATTAGACACCAAATAAATTACTCCAGCATCTCCTTGTTGTGGTAATGTATCTACTATTGAATAACTTATTCCTTGTATATTCTTTATTGCATTTGATATCGCTGTATTTACATTATCCGCTGTTTGATAAGCAGATAGATCTGGCTTATTTGTTAAGTCTTCATAATTTCCACTAAATGAACTATCTCCTGCATTTAATATTTTCTCTTTTAATTCATCTGTTAAATCATTTGTAGACAGCCCTTTTCCCTCTATTTTATCCACTTTGTTTGCTAATTTTAACTTTATTTTTTGCCATACATATAAAAAATTATCTTTGCTTAAATAATATAGTTTTTCCATCCCTAATCCTCTCTTTCTAATAATTCTTCTATTTCTGAATTGCTTAATTCACTAATTCCTAATTCTTGTAATTGTTTATTTCCTATTAATGGAACATTGTTTATTGATGGTAAATTTTGTAGTCTTTCATAATCTGATGTTACTACTTCTATTGTGTCTGTTTCTAATTCTATATCTAGTGTTTCTTCATCTTTTAAAATTATTTCTAACTCTTCTTCCATAAGTTACACCTCATTTTCTGTGAAAGTTACTTCTTGTGTCAATTCTAATATCCCTATTGTAGTCTGTTTTATAAGTGGCTGTCTATTATGTACTTCTATATCAAAATAGTACCTTGTATATCTTAGATTTTCTGTATCCTCTGGAAGTATAGTAAAATGATAATATCCATCTTCATCTTTTGTTATATCTTTATTAGTAAGTCGTTTTTGAAATAAAGCTTCTTTAGAATGATAGCTTTCTTTAAAAGTAATATATATTTCATTAAATCCTATGTCACATTCTGTACCATCTTTATTTTTAATTTTAAATTTCATAGGTCGGCTGTCGCCTCTTGGCATTGTTATTCTCATTTTTGTACCTCCTCAATATATACAATAATACTCTCTAGTCTTGTAGATCTTCCTTTAGCGTCTTCTAAGACTAATGAGTATGAATTTAATCCAGGTTTATTTAATACATAACCATTAATTTCATTAACATCATTGCTAATTATATTTCCATCACTATCCCTTAACACCGCCTTTGTTACAATTTCTGGTTTTTCGACTATGATAGTTTGTGGTCCTGTATATACCTCGTCTCTTAAATTAACTTGTGGTCCTTTTTTGTTAATTATAAAATTTACTTTTCCGCAAATTCCGTATGCTTCTGTTTTGCTTAAAAGGTACTCTCCATCTGTTAAAGTTTCGCCACTTACAACTGTCCTTGTTGTCTTAGTTACCTTATTATATAAATAGCCTGTTCCGTCAAAACTTAATGTTAAATCAAATTCATAATCTCCATCCTCAATTATTCTATTAGTTGTATTATTTCTACTATATAGAAATACACTATCATTTCCAATCACTATTTTTTGAATTAATAAATGAACATTTATAGAACTTTCTGGCTTTTGAGAAGCAACTATCTTAACTCCTCCTCGATAACTTTCTGTATGATACTCTCCAATATCTGCATTCGTATGACATTCCACCAAATAATCTTCTGTTATTCTACTATCTTGTATCTCACATTCCCATTTGCTCGTAGTTGCATTTTGTGACCAGCTACTAACATTTAGAGATACTGTTTTATATCGTGGCAATTCCATATCCCCTTTTTCCCCTTGTTCTCCTTTTAAACTCTCTAACCATTGTTCTATTGTTCCTTCAAATCCATTTTTTACAGCAATTTGATATGCACTATCTCCTTTTACACCTTCAACTAATTTATCAAGTTTTTTCTTGTATTCATTTGTAAAGTCATTTGTTGATAAATCTTTACCGTAGTTTCTTTTCTACTTTATTTTCTATTGCATTGTCTATGAGCCTATTATTTGTGTTTGCTACTTCTACATCATAATTTTCTGACTGTTTCGGAAGTATTAAATTTAAATTTTCTGTATATTCTGCCATACTTGCCTCCTACTCTATCTTTAATAAAACTATACGATATTTATAACCAGTTTCAGATGTAATCGGTCGAACAAGTGCTGTACTTTCATCTGATAAAATAATATTTTTGGCACAAATCAATATATCTGAGTTTCTACGTACAACTGATAAGGGCACTCCTCCTCTTATATAGCTTATACTATCATACATTGTTCCAAATACATACATATCACCTGACTCAGTCGTTCCTCTTATTCCCTCTGCACTAATTACTACACAGTTAGTTTTATTAAATCCTTCTGGATAATTTGTACTAACTTCTTTACTTTCTCCATCTTGTGCCAGATATCCTTCTAAGACTGCAATATTTGCTTGTGTAGTAGTTATCTTAATATTTTTGCTTCCATCAAAATTAGCCTCTCCTTCTACTGCCCCCTCTAATTTTATGTTTCTTGGATTTTGCAATTTAGTTGCTGTTCCGTGCATTACCAGTACAAGAACTAGCTGTACTAGCATTACCAGTACAATTACTAGCAGTTGTAGCTGTTTTTGCATTGCCTTCCAAATTTCCTTTAACATCTGCCTCAATTCCTCCTTCTACAATTACCTTTCCTTTTATAATATTGTCTTGGTCTTTTTTTACTAGATTTTCTGTCATTGTATCAATATGATTTTGGAACTTCTGATATAATTCTTCTCCATCTACACTTATTAATGAATTTACAATTCCACATAAACTTTTATCTAGTCTTGTATCTACAATATCTGCTTCCGTTAGATTACTTGTACTTTTTACTGTTATTTCTGCAATACAAATTTCATAAATATTGTCATCTCTTTGTAAAGTGGCTGGTATTGTTCCATTTCCTTCTTTGATATAAAGTTGTGTTTCTCTTATAGCTAAAGTATCATCTACTCTTATTACTACTCTATCTTTTCTTTCTGCTGTTGCTGGTCTTTCTAGTACAAATAAAGTATCGTTTTCTAACTCATAATCTGCTCCATTAATAATTCCACAACCTTTTCCTACTTTTACTGTAAGTCCATTGTCTAAACTCACTTTCATACTATTTTCGCCATAGTTCTTGTAGTGTCCAAAGTAGACACCATTTGATAAAAACTTAGCAAAGTATTTTCTGAATATCTCTGCTTCGTATAATCTATCATCTTCCATTCGACCACTTTCTCCATTTAAAACCTCCATACTGTCAAATGGAAAACTTTTTAATGTTACTGGTGTTGACATTTTTTCTCCTTCCCATAAAAACAAGACCTAAGAAATAGGTCTTGCAATTACTCTTTTTATTTCTTCGCCTAAACTTGGTACTTTATCACCAAAGCCAAGTTCGACAGTTATATTGTTTCTTTCATATATTTCTTTTGCTTGAATAATACGTTTGTCTTCGTAAATTCCATCGCTTTCTAATGTTACCAAATCTCCTAAGAAAAAGTCTTTTTCATATTCCATATTTGGTATTTGATATACTTTTCCCTCAACTGACTGAATAATTTTGTATGTATCAAGCTTCTTCTGTCCTTCTTGTCTTAATTCAAGTGGATCTTCTATATTATTTAAGTCTATTAAAACTTCTCTTCTATTAAACCCTGTTACTGTTCCTAGTACAGTTATTAATCTGTCCTCATTTTCCCCTTTCCCTGCTACATACCCTACATTTTTATAGTTTGTATTGTCGTCTGTTGTCTTCCCATCTAATAAATTTTTCTTCTTTTCTGAAAAAATAATATATGGATGTTTTGGATTTCCTTGTAACTGTTCGTGTGTATATTGTTGTAATTCTTCATGTGTAAACTTAGATAAAAATTCATGCACATTCGGACTTTCTACTTGATTTACTGTTCTATCTGCTCCTCTTACACTATCAAAGTAGATACATTTTTCATCTCTATTTAAAATACCTTTCCAACCTAGTCCTGTATCTTCCGAAATATGCTTTAATTCATCATGTAAATTTGTAAGTCTTGCTTGCCACACCGTTTTTATTCCTCTATTTTGACTAGGTGCAATTTTTATCCAAGAAATATCTCTCTCGGGTGTTCTAATATTATCGTAATAGCTTTCTACTAAATGCTTTTTCAAATAATGCTTTTGTATATTCTCTGCCTGTGTTTCTGCGGCCCTATCATACCCGTTTGTTGCAATAATTCTTCTTTTAGTTACTCCTTTTATACAAGTTCCACTAACTTTTAATGTCTTACTATTCTTTTCTGTAGAAGTTACTACCTTATCTATTAAAAGTATCTTATCATCTTTCTTATTTACTATTATCATATTATCTTTGTTTAGTTTATTTGTATTAGCCTTATTCTTGTTGATAGTCAATTCAAATGTTCCACACTCATAGTAATTCCAAGTGCAAATTAGACTTTCGTAATTAGTAATAATGCCGTAGAAGTTCAAACTTAGTATTTATAATTTCTATACAATTCATTTATACACCTACATACTTATTTGTATAGCCTTTTATTGTTACTTTATCCTTTGCTCCCTCTATATCACTACTATACTTAATCAAGTTCTTTCCTACTATTAATTTAAGAGACATGTTACTTCTTAAGTCTATGTTGTTATATACATCTCTCGTCTCATGTGGTGTTATTAAATTTACTGTTTCTTTTCCTTCTCTAGTATCAATTACTAATTTTTCTTTTTCTCCAATTTCCATGTTGACTTGTATGTATTCCCCTGTTGTCTGATTAGTTACACGTGGATTTTTGGCTGGTCCAACATATTCAATTTGTACTGGTGCGTCGGTATCGCCTTCATTTTCAATTTCTTTATAAAACGAAACTGTAGCAAATTTTGTAGCAAGCTTAAGCCCAAACTTCAAACCACCTCGCACAGATTTAATATCAATATCCTTTCCTTTTTCGTCTAGCCAGTATGGGTCTTGGCAATAAAAAGAGATAGTTGCTTTGTCATGATTTTTCTTTCTATCATTGAACTCTGCACTATCTTCTACTTTTCCATATATACGATATTTTTTATAATCATTTGTATAATAAATTAATAATTCCCCACGTTTATTTGTAGCTTGATTAAACGTTTTTGGGTTTATTATTCTAAATATTCTACGTCTTAGCTCGTATAACTTTTCCCTATTCTGTGTTCTTATTGTAACATCTAATTTTATTACACGTGGGTCTAATAGACTATCCTCACTACTACATCCATCTTGATTTACACCTTGACTTTTCTGTGAAGTCGCTCCTGGATGTCCTAAACCTGATATGTGAGATAAAAGTATATCTTCATTCATATTTCCTACACTACCAAATACTATACTTTCATTTAAAGCTAAGTTAATTACTTCTAATTTTTGCATTTTATCACCCCTAAATTCCCTCTGCCCTTAATTGTGCTGCTAAATTTTCACTTACATTGTTGAGTTTTCTATATGTCTCGCTTGGCATTTCGGGATTTTGTTCAATATAATTATTCTGTGTTACATTTACTGTTTTTGTTTGAGGCTTATTAGCACTTGCTTCATATTTATAACTGCTTGCTGTCCATTCTTTTATCTTTGCTTCTAAATTGCTATCTATTGTGTCTTGTATTTTTTGAATAATGTTCTGAATTTTATCTGCTATTCCATTATTAATACCTTGTGCTAATTTCTCTCCAAGTGTTTGCCCTGTTATTTCGTATTTATCACCATATTTTTTTAATAAATTAAGTATATTATCTTGATTTTGTTGAACATTTAAAAGCATCTTTTCTGCTGTTTCTTGTGCCATTTCTGTTTGCTTACTATAATATTCTTCTAATTCTTCTAGTTGTTTATTATATACTTCTTTTTGCTTTTCTGCTTCATCTTCTATAGCTTGTATTTTATTGTCTTGTTCTTCTTGCAATAAGTCTTTTTGCTCGTTTAAAGCTTCTTTCTTATCCTCTAATGCTCTAGCATCTAATGTCTTTTGATGTTCTGTTAATAACTTGTCTAGTTCTTTTTGATAGTTTGCTTTACTTACTGCATCATGTTCAAAAGCAATTAAATCTTCTAAACGTTTTCTTTTCTTCTCATATTCTGCATCTTCTTCATCTCGTGATTTTTGTTGCTCTGCTTTATCTAGTGCTGCTAATTCTTTTTCTATTGCTTCAATTTTTGCATCATATTCTTCGTTTATAGCATTAATACGAATTTCCTTTAGTTTTTCTATTTCTTCTATTTGCTTGTCTATAAATTCTTTATCTTTGCTTTGCATTTCTTCTAACTGCTTTGTAATAGCATTAGTTAATTGTGTTATTGTATTATCTACTGCTTCTACTCGCAAATCTCGTTTTTGTTGCTCATAATCTCTAACTACTGCTAGTTCTTCTCTATAAAGTGCTTTTCTTTCATCAAGACTTAATCTTTCATCTTTCATAATCTGCTTTAAGTATTTATTATGCATAGTAATTATTTTGTCATAATCTTTTGTTTGTTCTTTGACATCATAAGCTGCACCTTTTAAATTCTTTTGTTTTTGCATATATGCTTCATAGTCCTCTGTCTGCTGGTCTAGTATCTCCTTCTCTTTATTAGCTAATTCTTTGTTTAATTCATATATCTTCTCTCTTATTTCATTTTTTTCATCTGCTGTTTTAGCATACTTTCTTAATGCTGTTTGATACATACTAATTTCTTGTTTTAGACTTATTTGGTCCATTGCTTTCTTATGTTCTATTTGCTTTTTATAGTTATCTAATACCTTATTTTGATATGAACCTCCAGTTGGTGCTTTTGGAGTATATGTTGTAGTTACGTTACTTTGTAAGTCTGCCATTGCTGTATTTGATAAAGCCATAAGTGCTGTTGTTGCAGCTACTATTGACGCTCTCACTGCTTCAACTTTTTGTTGCGTTGCAGCAGCTATTTGTTGTACTTTTTCATCATTAGCCTGCATTGCTTGAAGTTCTGCAATACTTTCTTTTATTGTATTTTGTGCTAAATCCCATTCTTTTTTGGCAGCTTCTTCCTCTACTGCTATTGTCTTTTCTGTACTAGCAATAGTATTTTCATTTACTTTTGCTAGTTCTGGATAAGCTTTAACTAATTGATTTTTTGCGTCTTTATATTGCTCTGTTCCTGTTTTCCCTTGCTTTAAAATATTTAATAGTTTCTTCTTTCCTTCAATATCTGCTTGTGTTTGTGCAATATTAACTAAAGCTTCTCTACTTGCCTTGGTATTTGTTAATGTAAGATATTCTTGTTTCACTTTATTATAATCTAATGTCCTATTTAAGTTTTCTACTCTTTTATCATAAAGCTCAATTTGATTTTCCAAATCGCTTACAATTTCTTTTTGGTCTACTAATTGCTCATTTAGTCTGTCTACAACACCTATATTTTCTGGATCGAATTTCTTATGAAAGTCTATCGCTTCTTCCATCTCCATTATCATTTGCTTTCTTTTGTCTAATTCCTTCTTTAACTCTTCATTTTCCTTTTTTGTATTTTGCACTATTTCACTCGCTTCATTGCTTTCAGCTTCCGTATATGTCATATCATTGTTATAGAATTTTTGTATTAATTCTCCTACTCTTTGAGATGTTTCTACCATTTCATTTGCCTTATCTATAGTTTCTTGCAATTTTGTATTAAGTATTGTTAAACTTGCTATAACAGCTGCTATCGCTGTGGCAATAGCAGTAATTGGATTTATCAAAAGAGAAGCTGTAAACGCTTTTGTTGTCATGTTTGCCTTTTCAGCAGCTGCCGAATATGCGTTATATGCTTTTTTAGCTGTTGCAAGAACTACTATTGTTCCTAATAATGTAGTTGTAAATGTAATTACTCCACTAGTAGCCCCTTTGTGATTTTTAATAAATTCAGTTAGCCCTTGAGTAATCGATAATTGCAATGAACTATACTGTGTCAAAGTTGGTATCATACTTTCGCCAATAGTTCTACTTAATTCTAAATTTACTGCATTTAATTGTGCTTGCTGTCCTTGATAACCACTTGCCATTTCTGCTGCCGAACCTGTGAACATAGAAGCTTCTGCCATTATTCCATTATACACAGCTTGTGCTTTTTCTGCTTGTGTTAAGCTATCTGTTGTTTTTCCTATCTTTTGTGCATATTCTTCATACATCTTAGAAATGTTCTTTTGTACACCTGCTGCATCAGAAAGTACTGAATTTTCCATTCTAATACCTTCTGTTGTTACTCTAACAGCCTCAGATAAAGTATAATTTGCCTGTCTGTTTCCTACTGCTGCATCTTGAAGTACATTTAATATCTCTCCTGTTTGCTTTACTGTAAAGCCATAAGTCAATAAATTCTTTGTAGATGCTGTTACATCAGCATCATCCATTAATTTTAGTTTATTAACATCTTCTATGGTTTCTTTAACTTCGGTCATTGAATTATTAGTTGCCCTTGCTGTTTTTTCTAATGCTGTCATATTATTGACATAGCTATTGTATTTATTTACGCCCTCTTGTACTGCATTAGTAATTTGCTTTATTGTAGTAACTGCTGTGACAGACATTGCTATAAAGCTAGCATCTAATTGATTATTACTATTCTTTAATTGTTCATTTTGCTTTTCTATGCTTTGTAACTTTTTTTGAGCTGTTTCTAATCCCTTTTCAAGCCCTTCTAATCGCATCTTTAGGTTAATACTTAACTCTCCTATTGTTGTCTGATTTGCCAATTTATTCCCTCCTTTCCATAATAAAAGCACCAACATTTAAGTTGATGCTTAACTCTTTTTAAACCAAATCTCTAAATTTATCTAAGGTTTTTAAAATATTCTTCTTTAAAATTTAACATACCCTAAAATTTCAAATTCATATTCAGGTTTAGTAATTTTATTTTCATTACCAGAATCATACGTAGTAAATTCTCCTTTTCCTTCATTAATCATAACCATTGTACAATATGACTCGCTATTTTCTGAGCCTCCTGATTTCAAATTTACTTTGAGTGCTACTAAATATGTACCTGATTTTCTTTGTGTTGTTATTAGTCCTTTTCCTTTGTATGTTGTAGAATTATCGGTATAGGTAAAATCAGTTGTATCAGAGGTCATTGAAAAGTTAGTAATTTCAAACTTTGGCTTTGATAACAACATAATAATTGCTACTATAATAATTACAGCAATTATCGCTACTCCTACCCACAATTTCCATTCCTTTAGGATATTTTTCTTTTTTTCTTCCATTTCCATCCCCTCCTGCCAACATTCTACACTAAAGTTTAAAATATTGCAAGTTTTACTTTTTAGTTATATAATGCAAAAGAAAGTGAGGTGGATATATATGAGTAATCCAATTCAAGATATTCAAAGTGCTACTGAAAATCTTGCAAAAGTAATGGCTCGTAATGAAGCTTTTGAAAAGGGATATGCCGATATCTTTTATGAGCAACTAGTAGAAGAAATTAAAGATTTTGATAATTCATTAGATGAAGAACACGAAGTTGGTGTAAAATTGATTACGTATGGGAATACTTACCAATTTTATTTAACTAATATAGGGTATCATAATCCTTACTTAATTTTCTTCTATGGTGAACTTTCTGATGGTTCTCAAATTCAACTAATACAACATGTTTCTCAAATAAATTTTGTGTTAATAAAATTAAAGAAACAGCATCCTGAATTACCTAAAAGGAAAATCGGCTTTGGTGATTAACTTCTGTCTTTTTTATTTCAGAATTTCTGTAACAGTCAATAGGTATAGCAATGTCTACTGGCTGTTTTATTTTGTTTAATATGTTATCTATTTCTTTTATCTGCTTTTCATTATATTTCTTCATAATCTGCCTTTCCCTTAAAAATCTTCTGCTCCTACCTCTTCTTCATTACTGTCAGTTGCTTTGTTTAATTCTGCATATTCTTGCATAATTAACGGTATTTCATCTATGTAGTAATCTTCCATAAATGCTTTTTTACTTATTCCGATTTTAACACAGATGGCAATTGTTCTTTGAAGCCAGTTAGAATGGTCATTTTCTTCATTACTGACTTCATTTGCTCGAAAAAACTTTCTAGCTTGTTAATCTCCCAAAATTTTTGACAAATTTCTAGTAGCTCTGTTGGAGATAATTCATTCTTTAGATAATCTTCATCTATATCTAGAATCTTACTTAAAAAGCTAAATAAAAACTTTGGTGCAATAATTAATAGTTTTGTTATCAAATTCATTATATTTTCTACTGTAAACATTTCTGATAATTTGAAATCTTGTCTATTGTCAGATAACTCTTTTATAAAGTCTTCTGGCAAATCCTTTAAAGTTTGTAGAGCTTCAAAATACTTGCCACAAGGCATCTTTTTAATCTCTACACCATATAATTTTATGCTTTTATTTAAGCTTAAACTTTCATTTGATTTTGGCATTTTTTCTTCCTCCTAATATATATTAGAGGAGAGTATTTCTACTCTCCTGCTGGTTGTACTGTTGGTACTGTATCTAACCAAGTTAAATCAGCATTTCCTGCCTCTGTATCTTTAATTGTAAATAACTTATTGTCACAAGATCTTGGCATAAACATTCCTTCAATTTCTACTGAACCATCTTTACTAGAACCTTTTGTCTCTAAATCCATTTTAATTTTTGTTACTTTACACTTATATTGTCTAAACATACGATAAGTTCCATCTGCCAATAATCCCCTGTATGTACAAGCAAAATCTGGTGCATTATCTGTTGTTTTAAAATGATATTCTTTTGTTTCTTTGTCGTAAGTTCCACCTTCTAGCAATGCTCTCAAATCATTTGGTAATTCTTTCAATGTTAATGTAAAACTTTCTCCATTTACAGTTTTATCAATATCCCAAATCTCATCATCAGCATAAATATTTTCTTCATCAGAATCAATCTCTTTTGACAACTTCTGAGCTGATGGTATTAAAACACCCTCTCCTACTGAATACTTTTCCAAAGTATTTTCAACTAATGGAAAATACATAAACCTACTAAATCCTTTTAAATATTTTCTTGGCATAATAAAAGCCCTCCTTTTATAAAATTTCTATTTTCTCAAAACGCATAGTTTTGTGATATATATTAGTTTCTTGCTCAAATAAATCGACAGCTAATGTCCTTTCAAAATCCAATTCTTCCATTTTGCTATTAACTTGAATAGCAATTTCTGAGCATTTGCTAGGACCTTTAGCCCATACATCTACTTGAATAGCAATATTGCTACTATATTCATCATCATCTGCTTTACTTGAAACAGAATTATCCATTTCATAGTAAGAAATCGCAGGCTTTTTTTCTAAATCACTCCAATTATCTGGATAAAAATAAAAAACCTCAATACCTGAGATTTCCTGTAATTTTTTTAATATCTGTGGCTTTAAATTTATCATTATTTACCACTTCCTATCTTTCTAATATCTTGCTCAATTGATTTAATTACTTCCTGTTCTACTGATTTACTGTTCTTAGCTTGTAAATAAGCAGGTGTTATATATGGCTGCGCAGCCTGTCCTTTCCAGTCTGCTTTGTATGATACACCGTTTTGGTCTATCTATACTACTAGCTTTTCCTTTTTGACCTGTTCCAAATTCCACATATGAAGCATATTCAAGATTAGTATATACTTGTGCTTTTGCACCATCTTGTGTTATCTCTGACTTAGTTTTAATAGAATTACGAAGATGTCCAGTATCAACTGGTACCAAATACTTAGCATTTTTCTGTATTTTCTTCGCCCCTCTTTCAAGAGCTTTTTTGCTACTTGCTTTTATATCTCCGCCAAGTCCAGACAAATTAGCAAGCAATTCATCTAATCCCTCTACACTAGACAGCCTCATCACCTCCATTCACTAATAAAGTTGTATGACTATCTGATATTATTTTACTTTTAATTTCGTAATCATTATTATTATAAACAAGTATATCTCCAATTTTAGCTATTGTTTTATCACAAGTAACTACAGCATTTGCATCTATTTCTTTTCCATACTCTTGTCTAATATACTCTCTTGTAGTAAATTGAAAATTTCCTTTAAAAGCATCTATTTTCTGTAATCTACCATTTTCAACTACTGCCCTTCCTACAATACCAATTCTATCATGACGCAGTATAGTGTAACTAAAATCATTGATATATGTGATGTCATCATAACTTTTTGAAATATGTTCTGCTATAATAATTTTTTTGCCCAAACGTGAAGAGGCTGCACTGATTTCTACATTTCCTCTTTGCTCTGGTGCTTTTTGTGAAGCA